CGACAGCAACTGCTACGGCAATGGCTACGGCTACGGCGACGGCAACGGCGACGGCTACGGCAACGGCGACGGCAACGGCGACGGCTACGGGAAAGGATATTAAACTAACGAGATAAATATGAAAGAAACAACATATAAAGAAAACGACAGAATACAAGAAGTTATTAAAAAAGTATGCGAAATAGCATCTCCTTTTGGAGTAACAGACAAAACTGTAATTCTTAAAAACCAATTAGAAGCAGTTGCAGAAATTGCTTATATACAAGGACAGCTAAGTGGGGTATCACATTCAGATAATTACACAAAGACTGTAGAGCAGTTATACAACAAAGAACTTTTATTAGATGGAGCAGAAGCGATGAAAGAAGCATACAATAATCTCCAAATATTTTTAGGCAGTAACCAGAGAATCAAATAAATATATGCAAGACTCACAAATAAGCAAAGAAGAAATTAAGGAAATTGTAGATGAATATGACAATATACTTTTCACTAACGCTTTTAAAACAGAACAATCAAAATGGGCATCCGATTACTGTATTGATAAGTTGAATAGTAAATATTTAGAAATTGCAGACCTGAAAAACTTAGTACAAGCGCTCGAATATAAAGTAGAGGCTTGTGAAATAGAATTACAAGCAGAGATAACTAGTAGGGGTATAGACAACACACATAATTAACCCCCACACAACATAGTATGGAAGAAGTAAAAAAGAAAATGAAAGAGGATTTTGAGTATATGATATCTAAAATCAATTTTAGTGCTTCAGCTTTTGACGCAAGAAGTATTCAGATTATGAATACTTTTGTGAAAGATATTGACTCCATCATCGACCTCGCAGTCTCAAAGGAACGAGAAAAGAAAATAGACGAAAACACAAGTGATGGATACCATACATTCAAAGAATTGTATGAGTTTAGGAAGATTTACAATGCTTGTTTATTCAACGAATGGTCAGAGCAACGTAAGTTTTATGTGCATAAAAGCGAAAGACATAGTGATGGTGAGTTATGTTTTGGTGGTGGTTGGTTTATCGTAGTCGCGACACTTCCTACTGGGGATATAAGCAATCACTACGAAATGAAAGACTGGGATTTATTTCAATGTAGGGCAGAAGAAAAAGCAAAAGAATGGGACGGTCACACGGCAAAAGACGTTGTAGAAAGACTTAGTAACCTCATAAACACCAAGTAGTATGGGATTCAATTACACAGGTTCACAAATTCACCCAGTTACAGTAGAAATAATGAGACTCAGAGAAGAATTACAAGACACTCCATGGTGGCACATTATAAAACGTAGTGCTATGAAAGACACCCTTTATCATTTAGAGACAGTCGCCTTTGGTATTGTAATAGAACAAGCACTAGACGATTTGGAAAAGGCAGGTGTAATTAAGATTATTAACGAACAACCATGCAAATAGAAAAACTTTTAGAGGAACAGGAGAAAGAGTTTGAAGAGATTAGCGAAAGACAAATATTTCTCTTGAATGGTAAAAAAGGAACACTCAAAAACACGATTATTTACGATTCATTACTCAACTGGCACAAACAGAGCCTCAAACAGTTCATTGATGGGTTGGTGGAGAGAGAGATTTCAAAGACATACATCGGATTACAAGATGCAGAGACAAGTGCATGGAATGAAGCAAAAGAAGATTCTATTAAGCACCTTAAAGAAATAAGAAAACAATTAGAGTGAGTATGAAATGGCTATATTGTTGGCTTCTAGGAGGGCATATATGGGTATCTAAAATAAAGAATCATGGAGATGTTGAGCACTACAAAATTGTTTGTGAAAGATGTAATAAAGGAGAACAGGATGGTTGGAAAAGGAATAGAGTGTTATTTATAGTAAAAAACTAACCCATGACAAAAAACAACAGGAACTGGCTCGAAATAGAAGAAGGGTTTGTACACTTCTGTAATGGGTACAACTTTTCTGTTGCAGATAGGAAGGCAATACTGGCTCACTTCAAACCCTACTTCCAAGAGCTAGAAGAAAAGGCATGGATGTACGACCAACTAAATAAATAATATGAAATTTAAAGGATATAATAAAATACACGCATTACATAAAGAAGAATGTGACGGACTCCTAGAAGGTAAGTGTTACATTCAAGAGAAGGTAGACGGTGCTAACGCTTCAATTTGGTTGGATGACGATGGAATACACTGTGGTTCTAGGACAAGGGACCTGACGGCAGCAGGAGATGATTTCAATGGATTCGTTACCTATGTGAACGGACATGAAGGGATTAAGAGATTCTTTCGTGACAATCCTAACTGGAGACTCTATGGTGAATGGTTGGTACGCCACACTATTGGATACAACGAAACATCTTATAAAAAGTTTTACTTATACGATATCGAGGTGAATGAAGAAGGCGAGATGCTCAGTATTGAAATGGTAAACGAAATGGCTAAAATATACGGTATCCATACAGTTGAGCTATTTGACATTGTGGAGAATCCTACACTTGAACTAATCAAAGAACACGCAGGTAAGTCTGTACTCGGTTCAAAGGGAGAAGGTGTTGTAGTTAAGAATCTTTCCTACGTAAACAAGTTCGGAGTTAAGCAATACGGTAAGTTCGTTACACAGGAATTTAAGGAGGACAATGGTATTACATTCGGAGGGAATAATAAGAGTTCTGACACTTACCAAGAAATGTACTATGTTAATAAGTTCATGACCCTAGCACGAGTTCAAAAGAACTTCCACAAACTAGAAAGTATGGAAGGACGGCTTGACATGAAGCATATTCCACGTATGATGGGTATGTGCTATCACGACCTCATTACAGAGGAATGTTGGGAGATAGCTAAAGATATGGGTAAGTCAAATAAACCATTCGACTTCAAAGCGTTCGAGAACCTATGTAATAAGAAGTCAAAGAGTATCTTTATAGAATTATTAACAGGAGACATAAGTGTTGCAAATCTATGAAACTAATATTAATGAAAGGGCTACCAGGATGCGGTAAGAGTACAATGGCAGATAAGATAATGCAGTTGTCAGGTGGAACCGTGAGATTAAATAAAGACCTCCTACGTGAGATGTTACACTTCGATAGGTTTTCAGGAAAGAACGAAGGACTCACCAGAATGATACAGCGAGACATGGCACGCACATTCTTAGAGCAAGGTTTGAATGTAATCATAGACGACACAAACCTTAACCCATCAATAGTAGAAAGTTGGAAGTCACTAGCTCAAGATGTGGGAGCAAACCTAGACATCAAAGACCTCACAAGTGTAGATGTTGAGACTTGTATAGGACGAGACTGGGGACGCGGTGAGAAAGTAGGGTACCACGTAATTAAGAAGATGGCACTGCAATATCTAAACTACATGGAAGGTGAGGACGTAGTAGTATGCGACCTTGATGGCACGTTAGCTGACATTGAAAAGCGTAGACACTTAGTACAAGGAGAAAAGAAGTGGAAAGAGTTTTTCGAAGCTATCCCAACTGACACTTTAAGAAGTGAAGTCTTGGCTCAAGTAAAGAAGGTCGCACTTGAAAATGATGCTAAGATTATCTTAGTATCAGCTAGACCTGAGAACTACCGAAGAATCACGACAGAATGGTTAGTGTCAAATGGAATCTGTCTCGTAGAACGTCCTGGTCATGGAGTATGGAATGTAGACCCTAAAGACAGAGTACCTTACGAACTACTCATCATGCGAAATAGCAACGACACACGACCAGATACAGAGGTGAAAGCGGAGATTGTAGACAACTATCTCTCTAAGTTAAACATAGTAGCATGGTTCGATGACCGACCATCTGTCATTCGTACAATCCGAGAAAAAGGAATTAATGTTATAGACGTAGGCGATGGTAAAGAATTCTAATATGAAAACATTTCAAATTACATTTCCAAAAGGAATTAGATTAGGGCAGATACTGTTTGACTTCCTAGAATGGCTTAATACACAGCATGGGATAGACACAGACGGTGAATCTCGTATGGCTGACCCATTTTACTTGTCAGACGATAGGATGATAGAACTATGGCACCAATACTTACAATACATGCATGCGTACGATAGGAAGCAAGAACAAGAAGATTAAAGGTAGATGTTACAATGGTCCAATACCTTCATACGAAGCGTTCGTACAATTGTACATGAAGATTCATCAACCAAGTGAAGAAAAGATGTTAGAGAAGTATGCACGATTCATTCAGGATATGGATAAGACAAACTTTAACAAATATAGTAAAGTAAACTACGACTTCCTAGTTAAGACAGGATTGTACGTAAGAACTAAAAGTAAATATAAATTATGATGTACAAAATACAGATTGTAGAACTCTTAGAAAACGATACAAAGTATCCAACAGAAAATAAAGTATATGAACAAAAGATTCCGAATTTAGATGTGGAAAAAGTTGCATTGTTTCTAAACACAAAACACAATTTTCAAAAACTACCAAGCAACAAAGGAAAATTGACACCAGAAGATTTAAAGAAACAAAGAGACTACATTGAACAGATAAGAACATCACAGGAACCTGACACAAATGACCCTAGTCAATATCCTGCTGACGGTAATGATATGTATGACTACAGATAATATGAACAAGCACGAATTCATTGAACGATTACGAGAGGTATGGGAACGGAGTGATTTATCATTCTCAGAGTTGATGGCTAACATATTCCCAGACGAAATAAACTACATCCCAGACAGAATTATTATTGAACGCTTAGAATCACTATATGTTGACAAAGAAGAATAACTCGTATATACTTATTAGGTCATTAACAATGACATAGTATGTTACCAGTAAACGGAAAAACAGCTATAGTTAGAACCTGCACGTTCTACTCAATGCTCTTTGAACAAAGATACGGTTTCAAACCAATCCTCAAGTACCCAATGTTAGGGAAGGTATTGAAGCCAGTACTCGACCAGTTCTCAGAGTGGCAAGTAGCCCTCCTTGTACTCATATTTATGAACTGGCAAGGGGCAGATAATAACTCGGACTTTGAAAAGAGGAAGCTCCAAGACAAGTGTTATCCCCTCAACTGGATGCCTATGAACATCAACGCATACATAGCGTTTGCGAAGAATTACCTAGGTATAGCATTTGAGGACGAGAACGAGGTGAAAGAGTACGTTATAGATACATTACAAGGCTTAAAATTGCGTTTTAACGAGGTCGAAAATGGGTAGACGTAGGTTACATCATCTTTATGATTTACGTTCGTCTACGAGCCTTATACGAAGCCACAGAGCATGCAAATAACAAGTATCAGCGAGAGTTTGAGTAAAAAAGCCGATTTTACTGAAAAAGCTGAAAAAATGGCAACCGAATTGATGGAAAGTGAGGTTGGATTGTCCTATTTAGAAGCTAGAGGACTGTCTAAAAACACTATCACTCACTTCGGGTTAGGGTACCACAAGGAGAAGAACGCTATCTCTATTCCACACTATAAACGAGGTGTAGTGGTAGCGATTAAGTACAGGTTCATCGAAGGAGAGACACGGTACGGAAGTGAGAAGGGAGGTATGCCTTGGGTCTTTAACGAAGGAGGGATAGATGTAGGAAGGAACATGGGGGGGATTCTTATAACGGAGGGTGAGTTCGATGCGATGGCAGCTCATCAAGCTGGAGTAAGAAACGTAGTGAGCCCAGGTGGTGCGGATGCAATAGGGACTTGGATTGAACTACTCTCTACCATTCCAAAGATTTACACAGCCTTCGATAATGATGACGCAGGTAAGAAGGGTTCAAAGAAGTTCGCGGAAAGAATAGGAATAGATAAATGCTTCGAGGTAAACTTCGAAGACAAGGATTTAAGTGAGTTCTTTAAAAAGAATAGTATCGAGAAGTTCAGGGAGATAATTAAGGAAGCTACGCCTTTCTATAAGTATCAATTCACTGGGATTGTAGATATTATCGAACAGCTACGGACAAAGACTCCTAACACCTTGATGAGTAAATTCATCCCTGGGGTAAAGATGGAGAAAGACTGGCTCGTCACAGTGCTTGCCGACACGAACATAGGTAAAACATCCTACGTGTTGAATATAGCAGACGAGATGAGTTCTAATGGTATCCCTACCCTGGTTATGCCATTCGAGGGCGGAATTGAGTTTGTAGGAAAAAGATTCCTACAGATTAAATTTAATAAGTCCCAAGATGACTTCGCATACGCAGATAACGATGAGTGGGACGATATAGTAGATAAGTGTTCAAGTACACCTGTATACCTATCTACCCCCAAGAAGACTGAGATATTGGACACATTAAAGAAAGCTAAGATGTTGTTTGATATCCAAGTAGTAATCGTAGACCACTTAGACTATCTGGTTAGAAATGTCCAAGGCAACAGAGCTGAGGAGATTGCTAACACGTTGCAAAGTTTGAAGCGGTTTGGAGAGGATAACAAGATGTTGATGATAGTCGTATCACACATCAAGCGTTTGGAATCAGGGTCAGCTTTGAAGAGGAAACCTACACTGCATGATGCAAAGGGTTCATCCTCTATTGAGCAAGACTCTCAAGTTGTCCTAGTTCTAAGTCGTCCATCTGAAAGTGAAATGGAAGTAGACGTACAAAAGAACAAAGGACCAATGAGAAATGGAACGTATGAGATAAACAACGCGACAGGTAAATTAATTAAAGAAATAACGACAGATTTTAAAATATGAAAGTAACATTAACACGAGTATCACGGACAGACAAAGAAATCCAAGGTAAGTCAGTTCCAACAGTAGGTATTCAGACAAAAGAGCACGGAGACAAATGGTTGAATACATTTAAAACAGTAGGAACAGAACAATGGTACGAAGGGCAGCAAGTAGACATTGTTGTAACTGAGAAGAAAACTGAGAAAGGAACATACTTAAACTTCACAGTAGAACAACCACTAGACCCACGAATTGAAGAGCGATTGAGTAAGCTAGAAAAAGAAGTATTCAAAGGTAACTTCGCTAAAGCCGTAGACCATGCTTACACAGACTTCCAACAACCAGATTTCTAGTCCTTTAGAGGCTCACCAATTATTATTAAAGATGGTGCATCACGCGAAGATTAACTTCGTCCAGATGGGTGCAGTTCTTAAATACTTAAAGGAAGGTGACAACTTTAAACTGACTACAGGTGGGATTGATACATGGGAAGAGTACGTTCGTCAGCCTGAGATTTCCCTATCAAACGGAGAATCAAATAGGCTAATCCAAATATACGAAGTGTTCTGTGAGAAGTTTGGATACACTGTAGAGAAGATAGCCAGTGTACCAGTTAAGAATTTACACTACTTGCTTCCAATAGCAAAAGAGTCAGATGATAAAGAAGAAATAGACCGACTCGTAACAAATGCAGAACTCCTCACACAGAAAGACTTTCGAGATAGAGTATTTGAGATGAAAACAGACGGACCTAGAACATACGAATACTACGTCATGGAGAAGTGTATAGAAACAGGAAACATGAAACGAGTGTACGACATCCCAGAGCAAGATATTCGAGCGTTAATTATTAAATATAACACAGAAATAGAATTATGAAATTTATAAATTGGTTGTTCAAAGAAAATGCGTCACTAGAAGAGGTCAACGACATGTTTGATTTTTTGTCTGAAAATCAGACTCTCGTACATAAGAACTACCACGCTAACATGGCACAGGTTCTAAAAGCTATGGAGGTTCAGACCAATAGTGTCCGCGAACTTATGGCAGAGGTATCAGAACTACGTTCACGAATCAAATCACTAGAACACGAAGTACTCCTTCTTGACGAAGACTACCAAGAGTTCCAGCAAGGCTCAAAGACAAACTTCATCAACATTGCTATGCGAACTAAATTGAAGCCAAAAGACCTTGTAACGTTTCCAAAAGGAATCGAAAAGTACATGGAAGAAGTCGAAGATTTAGCCGAAGAAACCTTGACAAATCTCCCTGGATAGGATAAAATATAGTAAGTTAGTTCTTTCTCCTGCCACAGCAACCTAGCATACCTATCTGTCGGTAGGTAATAGCTGGTTGTGCAGGGTGTGTGTTAGTATAATTTTCATTCTTTCATATGTTTGAGATATGTTAAGCCACAGAACCACACATCCTATACAACCAGTTAATGTTCTAGTGAGAATATCCGTGCTCCTCTAAAACTTATTTATAAGGTACTTAACAATCATAATGATATTGTTAATGAGTGTGGTTCCTGTAATAGCAGACCACGATGTCCCACCTTTACCAGTGGAACTCACATTAACAGAATCAATTAATAAATTCGCTAAAGAGTACGATATACCAGCACGTTGGCTTACAAACCTTGCAAACTGCGAAAGCTCCTATGGGACACGTCTCGTAGGTGACGGAGGTAACGCAAGAGGGGTATACCAATACTGGAATCGTACATGGTTATGGTTTGAAAAACTCTCAGGGATGGATTTAGATAGAGAGAGTTACTACGACCAGACCAAAATGACAGCATATGCTTTAGCAAATGGATACGGTTCTCATTGGACTTGTTCTTATGAGACTGGTAAACCAAGATTTTAGACGAACTGAAAGAAATTCGTTAGAGCTGGGACAAAATCAGACAAAACCTAGCAAAGAAATAATTAAGAGGAAACTCTTATTATTTTTTAAACAAAAACGTAATGACAAAACAAAAGAAGACACTACTATTCGACCTGGAGACTGCGCCACTGTTATCGTATACGTGGGGGATATGGGAGCAGAATGTAGTGGAAGTAAAAAGAGACTGGTATATATTATCAGTAGCATGGAAGTGGTTAGGAGAGAGTAAGGTTCACGTGATGTCTCTTCCACAGTTTAAGAACTGGAATAAAGATAAGGAAGACGACAGCGCATTGATTAACGAACTATGGAAGTTGTTTGATAAGGCGGAGATAGTAATAGCTCACAACGGTAAGGCATTTGATGTTAAAAAGTCTAATGCGAGATTCGTTATGAATGGACTCACACCACCATCGCCTTATAAGATTATAGATACTAAGTTAGTTGCTAAGAGATATTTCAAGTTCGACAGTAACAGTTTAAATGAACTAGGGAAGTACCTCAAAGTTGGGAAGAAATTAAGTACAGGTGGGTTTGAGCTATGGAAAGGATGTATGCTGGGAGACGTAAAGTCATGGAACAAGATGTGTCGTTATAACAAACAAGACGTAGTTCTATTAGAGGACGTATACCTAAAGCTCCTTCCTTGGATTGAAAACCACCCTGGTGACGATGGTGTAAACTGTGCTAACTGTGAGTCAGATAATCTACAGAAACGAGGCACAGTTATTATCAAGGGAAAGATTAGAAAGCAAAGGTATCAGTGTCAGGATTGTGGTGCTTGGAAAACTAGAAAATAATATGTTGTTCTTAAAGGCTTGGCATAACCTCATCCTCCATAGGATTCTAGTTAGATACGTAATTGGATACAAACCAAAATATAAGTCATATTCAAATATATTGTCTTATAAACAATTATTGAGGCACAGACTTATATTGTGGTTTTTTGCAAGCTCCTCTATAAAAAGTTATTACTTAATGATACTTGAAAGATTATGCACCAAAAAATAATATACAAAATACCAAACGGAGACAAGTTCGATGAGTTCGTATTTGACCCAGAAGGTAAAGGAAAGAGTCGGTATCAGTTGAATGGAACTGGGATGACAGGCGTTACAACCATTCTGGGTGCGATAGCGAAGCCTAACTTAATAGACTGGGCTGCTACAGAGGCTTACAAGGACTCTATAGGTAAGAGCCAGGGCGAGATTGAAACTATCCTCAAAGATAAGACATACGCTCACAAGCGACGCTCTGATTCAGCTAAGGATATAGGTAAGGACGCACATGACTGGGTTGAACGGTACATTAAAAGTAAAATAGACAGTAAAGAAGAGCCATCGTTAGATAAAGAAACAGCTCATATCTGTATTCGATTCAGAGAGTGGGCTGTGAATAACAAAGTTAAGTTCGTAGCGTCGGAGCTGTCAGTGTTCTCACGAAAGTACTTCTACGCAGGGACGTTTGACTTTGTGTGCGAGATAGATGGTAAGAGGTATCTAGGGGACTTCAAAACCTCTTCTGGGATATATGGACGAGAGTACTTTGCTCAGTGTGCTGCGTATCGTATCGCTATCGAAGAGAACGGTGCGTTTACTCAGAATGGAACGAGAATGGACCTCTCTAATATCACAGGTTCAATAATCGTTCGCTCTGATAAATTAACAGATGACGAAGTGAGAGATAAGAACCAGGAAACGTTTAACAAATACAAGAGTAATCGTTACGCTAAGCAACCATTTGAGGTAGCAGAGTCTGTAGCAGATTACCCTAAAGATGTTAAATACTTCCTAGGGGCGTTGGTAGTTTACAAGGAAGGGTTCGAGTACGATGTTAAGATTGATGAATTAATTAAATAAATATATGAATGATGCATATTTAGAAGGAAAGATGAGAACATTTGAGAGTGGAAGTACTAGAAATTCAGACGAAAATAAAATTGACCCAGAAGGCTTCCTAAGCCCTACAGTCATTCAAGCTTTCAGTGACTACATGAGTATTCATCGTAAACAGGCTGATGGAAACTTGAGAGCTAGTGATAATTGGCAGAAGGGAATCCCACAGGACGCGTACATGAAATCAATGTGGCGGCACTTCCTTGATGTCTGGAGTATCCATAGATGTATCGCACGATTCGATGAGACAGGTAAGGAGATTGATAAGGTTGAAGCTCTATGTGCTACGCTATTCAATGTACAAGGTATGTTACATGAGGAACTAAAGAGGAAAGCTGAATTAAAGAACCCATACAAAGCTATCTACAACACACCATTCACATATATACCTGATTTGTTGGGTGGAACAGCAGAAGTGAGCGATATATCTGGAACCGTTACATACGCTCAGGCTTATGAACCAGGTGGTGGTGGGTCATTAAGTGAGGAGATGTTAAACCACGATAAATAGTGTGGATAACTGTATTGACAAATAGAAATCATTAGTATACACTGTATACATGACAATAAATAAATTAATAGCTTGGTTGATTATCGTAGTAGTTGGAGTGTTCGCTTATGGAGAAGTTCAGGTACGCTTAGATGCAGCAAAGTATTTCAGAGAGATTCAACAGTACGAAGTAGACAGCATTTGGAATAGTGAAGGATACGTGAATACTTATGACAGTTGGGGTAGATTGACAAATTAAGTACGAACTGATAGAATTAGATAGTCGCTCTCCTGGACTTTAAACAGGGGACCAAGGATTTATAGTGTAATGGCTAACACATTTGTTTGAAGCACAAATAATCGTAGTTCAAATCTACGTGAATCCACATTAGCTAATGCAACTGTCTAAACCAGGAGCATCAGGCTAGACCATACAACTGAGTAGTAAGCTCTAGTATGGTGACGTAGGCTGAAACGCATACACTCTTACTCACGGTATTCCTTTAAAGGAGTTTAGACCTGGGATACTGTGTTAATTAAAATCGCCCACGCCATGCTTCACAGCAGCGTGTGGGTATGCCTTGGTGGTGGAATTAGTAGACATGCCAGTTTTAGAAACTGGTGCCGAAAGGTGTGGAGGTGCAAGTCCTCCCTAGGGCACGTAGGAGTGGTGTAATGGTAGCACGAATCCCTGTGAAGGATTTAGCGTAGGTTCGAATCCTACTTTCCTGCACCTTGAAACAGCTTACATTAAACTATAGTAATGTGTAAGTATGGTTTCCGTGAACTGCTCACACACGTAAAAGAGAGCTCCACAGAGTATATTGTAGTGGTAACATGAGAGCCTTGGATGCTTTCGATTGAGGTTCGATTCCTCATTCTCTGACTGATGTTGTTTGTAAGTAGAAGGGGGAGTGTATCAGATAGGGTAATTACCAATCTGTAAGTGGCGAGTAGACGTACTCAGGGCACTCCACCTCCTGCTTATAAGCAGGAATTATAAATAATAAAATAAAAACATATGGCACAAGATTTTTTGTTTGGATTTGAAGAAGCGTTAAAGTTGATAAAAGAAGGTAAAAAAGTTGCACGACAAAATTGGAACGGTAAAAACATGTTTGTTTTTTTAGTGTCAGGTTCTACTTTTAAAGTAAACCGTGCACCACTGTTAGGTATATACCCAGAAGGAACTGAAATTAACTACAGAAGTCATATTGACATGAAAACTGTTGACGGGTCTATTGTTCCATGGATAGCATCGCAATCCGATTTACTCAGTGACGATTGGCAAATAGTTGAATAACTAGGAACTATCGCATCTATACGGTGCGAGTGTTCCTGAGTATTCAGGATTGTTCTTTAAAAAGTTGAAGAAGATAGTTGGGGTGGCATAATACCTTGATGTTGCAATTTTAGGAAAGACTGTTGAATAAATTGTCTGTTATGCTACCCGTCAACTGTCTTTTTCAATACTTTTGGTGGGTAGCAGTTCCCCTTTATTTGAGGACTCCGACTGAACGGTGCGACTCCGTTGTACGCTAGTGCAAAGTTGGAAACAATCAACAGTAAGACCAGTTG